ATTCTTCAATATGCTCTCGTTTTGCCGCTACCGGAGATGGTTTCGCCGGCGCTTTTCGCAGGGCGGGCGTGAGAACTATCTTCTCTTTCTCAGGCGTCTTTTGAATCCTCCGCCTGAATTCTTTCAAAGCGTCTTTCCATGGTGCGATCCTTGCCGTAGCCCCATCAATCTTAAATTTGATCCATTCTATTTCTGTTGCTTCCTCCGGTACCTTCTTGATCGCCTCATCGATCTCTTTCAGGAGTCCTGCTTTATCGCTCAGGATCGCGCCTGGCTTGCCGGTAATTTTCGGTTCCGGTTTTTTAGGCACTTTCTCTACCTTCTCCACTGGCTTGTCGAGCATCACGATCCGGCTTTTTACTCCGGTCTGCCGGAAGGATTCAGCGCCTTTAAAGGCCCCTTCCAGCTCGTAAGTCGTTCCCTTTCTTTCCTCGAACCATTTCCTGAATGCCTCTGATTTCTTATCCGTTTTAAAGAAAGGCCCCTCGCTCATGACGGAGATCAGTCTGCCTCCCGGATTCAAATGCTCGTAAGCATGATAGACATGATCGACATCCTGGCCCTTTTCAAACGGGGGATTCTGTACGATCCGGTCATATTTGCCTTCATGCTTCAAGAAATCGTCACCGATCACCTTGAATTTTTTGAGGTTCAGGAGTTTCCGGAGAGAATAATTCCACTCGAGTACGGACAGAGGAGCTTCAGGATGAGCGCCACGGATCACCTCGGCAAGATTCCCCATGCCGGCGGAGGGCTCCAAGACCGTGCTTTGGGGTTCTATTCCTGCCAGGTCCACCATCATTTTTCCGACCGGCTCGGGTGTAGGGAAAAATCCGGGAATTTTCCTACCGATAAATTCAGCCTCTTTTGCCTTGAGTGCCTTTTCTCTCAAAACTTCCTCGGAAGGACCTTTGATAAATGCCTGAATATCGGCCTGGGCTTGTTTCAATTCCTCCAGTTTGTTTATATTGGCTGATTTGAGCCGTTTTGCCTGTGTAGCGATCCAATCATTGAGCGCATTGATATCAGGGTAGACGTTACCCCGAAAATCTATCAATGTCTCGATTTGCGCCTTGTTGGTAACTCCTTTGAGACTTTCCGGCAAGGTTCTGTTTTCAATCGCATCGGCAATGCCGTTCATGACGTTCTGGGTCTGTTCTAATCGATCCGCATCAGCGGCCATGCTCTCGGCAATCCGGGCACGTCGGGCCGTTAGGGCTTGCTTTGAAATCGCCGGTTCTCTTTTCTCCTTGATTTGGCTTGTCAGCTTCTCAGCGGCCTCACGGAATTTGCCTATAAGTTTTTGGTCCTCGGGTGAGACTTTCAGTTCCGGGGCAGGTTCTTCAATCGGAGGTTTTAGTTCTATCTTCGGTTTCTCAGGTATTTCAATCTTTGCCGGTTCCGGTTTTTTATATTTATCCGGGAATTCCTTAACCTCCTCTACCCCTTTAGGAGTAAATTTCACAATTTTAATCTCATCACCTACTTTCATCTCATAGGTGTCTTTACCTATATCAAACCTTCTTTTAAGTTTTGGTTTTTCTGGAGCTTTATATTTATCCGGGACGTCCTTATTATCACTGAACAAATCTTCCTTGATCGAAGGATCTTCCTTGATATCCTCGATTACCTCAGCGGGTTTCTTCCCTGATCGCCAGTAAATATTTCTGAGCTTCCCGGCGATATGGGTACTAAAGCGCATTCCACCGATCAGAATAGCTCCGTCAATGAATTCCCGGGGCTCCGGGATCTGTCCCTCGAGCGCATCCCCCACTGTAACCATTGTCACCACTTCAGCGGGTACTCTCCCGAGTCCCGGCACTCTTACGCCTACGGCTCCGGTGGCCATGCCTATGATCTCAGCTTTGGCCGTTTCCCAAACAGCATCGGTAAGCCTCTTCCAGAATTCGGAAAAGGAATGGATCTCTCCCTTCTCGTATTTATCCATAAGAACCTTGCGGAGTCCTGCAGGCAGGGCGAATACTCCCCCTACTGCGGTCACCGGTCCTCCCCCTGCGCCGATGAGGCCTCCCATGGTCATAAAGGGCAGATCCCCGAGCAAGGTCGATCCCTGCATGAGAATCCGCTGCGCCGGCGTCATATATTTTTCCGCGCTTTCGGGCAGGGGTTCCGGTACTTTGCCCGTTGCAAGCAGTCCTGTGACCGATGCCTTGAATCCCTTGCTGATAACCTCTTCTGTTGTGGGCTCGAATTCATAGGGCCGTCTGCCTGTCTTTTCTGCGGCTTCGACTGCCAAGGTTGCCCGTGCCCGTTTTTCTTCCCATGCAGGCTCAAAGATCCTTACAAACTTCTGGATCCAGGAAGGCTCTTTTTCCGGATAAATTCCCGGTTCCTTTCTTTTCGGTTTTTCGCTTTCTTTGAGTTCTTCAGGCGGTTCCTCTTTTTCAGGTAAATACTCAAGTTCTAACTGGAAGATATTGGTGAGCTCATCGGTTAAAGCTTTCCGGTCAAAGGACTTGATTCCGAAATACTCATCGATCTCTTTACCACTGAAACCGGCTTCGGAAAGCAGACTCCTCTTTTTCTGCATCCAGGCGTTGATTTCAATGTCGTTAAATTCGGCTTCTTTAAGTTGTTCGATGTTCATAAAAAAATTGACTTCCTGTTTGATAAAAAGTATCAAAATTTTATGGGTCTATTGGTTTACAAGATTTGTCTCTATATCTCCGGGATCTTTTTCATCCTTCTTTTGGTCTTCCTGATTTATTATCATTTTTTTTATAAGCCGGATGATAAAGACCTTCATCTTTGACCGGTGCGCTTTAAATACTCCTCGATAGTCTCCCCCTTCTTGCGTTTTGGTATTTCGCCCTCGATCTTCTCCGGTTTAGTTTTTTCCCTGATTTTATCCGCTGTTTCTCTCAGCCGGGTGATAGGCTTTTTGAGGTACGGTGCAAGGACTTTATCGACAACATACTCCGGTGTACCGGGAGTCAGCATATTAAGCCGTTTCGTCCGATCTTTTTCATCTTCAAGTCTCTCTCTGAGGGCATGTTCAAAGAGATAGGCGTCCCTGATCTCCCCTGCGTCAAAGCCGGTGAAGAGGTTGCCCTTGATAACCATGTTAGATCCGGTTGTTGTAGCCAGATCCATGAGCTCCGCTTCATGCTGATCTGCCTTATCTTTCCGTTTTTGAATAACCGCCCTGATGTGTTCGGCATCCTTGGCACTGAGGCCTTTGCCGATATAGCTTATGGGAACATTTAAGCCGATTTCGCCTGCATAGCCTTGTTTCAGCATGGTCATATAGAATTCCGGATCTGATTTGCCTATTGTATCTTCTTTGGCCTTGAGCTTTGCCTTCTTTTGTGTATCAACTAAGCCTATCCAGTGTTCTTTTCTTCCGGTGGTCAACGGAGAGAGCATAATATCCTGAAACTTCAGTTTTCCTTCATGCAGCTTGACAAGGGCTTCGTTTTGCCAGGTCTCGGTGATCGCCTCTTCTTTCTCTTTTTCCCCTGCCAATCGTTCTGTTTCCTCCCTGTTGAGTGCCGTGCCCATGGAGTTTTTATCAGCCGATGGTAGTTTCGATTCATTAATAAACTTTACTGCCTCTTCAAATCCAATGGTTCGCAATCGGTTTAATGCTTCAGTCCATAGCATTGTTTTTTCGCGTTTGACCTTGATTTCTTCGGAATCGGCACTAAACTTTTCTATCAGCCTTTTTGCTTCTTCCGACTTGATGTAGCCAGCTACCTGAGCCCCGGCCGTATGGATCTGGAAAGTATTGACGATTTCGCGTTGCTGGTTCTCGTCAGCTTGATTCAGTAATCGCCGTAGGGTCATTTCGTTATTGAAATAATCGGATCTGCCCTGGTCGATGAGCTTTTTCCGGTAAAGGCCTTTGACTTTAATTTCTGATTGAACGGCAGTTCGCTTGATATAAGGCTCTAATCTTCGCCAGACTTCGCTATCGGTAGTGGATTTCTGGTATTCGCCATGCAGGTCCTCAAAGAATTTTTTATGCTCCGGTACAAAGGCCTCAAAATCATTCCTGGTCTCCAGACCGGCGACAAATTCCGCGTTTTTCTGCATGACCTCAATCTCGGCATTGGACAGCTCCGTAAATTGACGTGCCTGCTGCATCTTTTCAGCGACAAGGCCCAGGATTCTGCCGGTTTGCGTCAATCCGGCGCCGATAATCTCGGGGATCTGAGCGCCTTTGGAGATCGGAGCCCTTGGCAAGCTCACCGGTTTTGTTTGATATGTGGGAATTCGTGGCATTTTTCTACTCCAGGTTATCCTTTCCTGAACTTCCCAAGGTTGTATCCCATGTATCCCGCTTCAGCACCGCCGGTCAGTAAGCTCGTTCCAGCCTTCCACATGCCGGCCCTCTTTGCTTCCTTGCCTTTTATCCGATACCTTTCAGCTTCGATTTGGGAGCCGTACCGGGCCAGGCTTATATCGCGCTCTATGTCCCTGGCAGTTTGGTCCATGACCTCCAGCGGGGTCCCTTTCAGTTGCACACCGGCGGCAGCATACGCCGCCCTCTGGCTGGAGAGGATCTGCAGTTTTTGCTTTTTCATTTTTTCTTCGCGTATCTGCGATTCATACCGGGAAATAGCTGCGTTGTAATCGGCCCATTTTTTTTGCGTTTGAGCCGTCTGATAGTGGCCGTAGGCTGTCATTGCGGTGCCGCCTATCATCATGGCGAGAATTAACCATTCCATATTTTACTCCTTATGGATTATGAATTTAGGAATTGAGGGATTTAGGAATTCGCAATTCCTCAATTCGAAATTCCTCAATTTTTTCCTTCTAATCATCGGTGGTTCTTATCTGTGGCATCAAGGCCACGACCGTTAAAGGTAACGGAAGGTCTTGAACAACCGTTATGTGCGCATCGGTCTCATACCCTTCCGGGTAATCCAGCTCCTTGTCTCCGGTGAAAAGATCCGGGGGGACATCCATGGGCATCGAGGAATCGCGGAAAAAGATCGTATCCAGGGTATTTTCATCGGGACCGATCTTGCAGCCCAGCGTCTTGTAGAATCGTGCAATCACCTTGGAAATACGCTTTATTCTTCCCTGTGCCGTTCCATCGATAGCTCCGGCTTCAAGTCTCATGGTCTGCAAGACGGACCTATATCCGAGGCCCACATGTACCTTACTTGCCTCTCTATCAAGAGTAATGCCGTTGCCTGAAACGGTTTTATTCGGATGCGTGGCGCCATCGGCCAAAACGGTCACTTCTTTGCCTTCGAGATGATTGAGGCCGCCTATCGTGGTAGTAGGGGCACCATCATAGGAAATACCGCTATCCACGAAAAATGCGCTTTTCGTGTCCGTATCGTCGAACGGGGATTCGAGCATCTCCACATAGCGTTTTGTCGCTGCGCCGATCGTTCTTTTTACCACGGCCCAGAGCTCATCTTCCTGGGTTCCCGGAATGACCGCCACGCTCTCGAATTCCCCATCGGTTGTATGCCTGTGCCAGGCCACGACCTCCTGTTCCCTCAGATACGTCAATCCAAGCAGAACGCCGTCGCTTCGCACACACCACACAATAGAAAACGGCTCTTGATGATAGGACATATCATTGATCTGGGGCTTGGTGATATGGTTTGCCAGCAAGGTCATGTCCGGAGCCACATAACTATCAACCTCAAGTTTGTAGGTTAATTCCCTGACTTTCTTTCCGGCTTTTTGAACAAACAGAACTACATGCCCGACACGAACAGCATGAATGTTTTTGCTCCCATGAGCAGTTTCCCGGACTACCCTGGTATTGGTCGGTGTAAGCGGATCATCCAAGCCGGACGATCCTAAATTCCATTCACCACCTACGGTTCCGATCAATAACCGCTTACCCGGACTCATCCAGCGGATTGCATTTACCTGGTCGGCAGCCAGAGCATACGTGATGGGATCGGCGTCGCTCACCCCGGGAGTAAACCCGTCATAATCGCCGGAGGCCGATAGCCAGACCGTCTGAGGATAGCCCTTGGATCCGGCAAAACCTAACCGCTCTTCATAGAACGCAACGCAAGAGGGATATCCTAATTCCTCACACCATGTCCCTAATCGGAAGGGGCTGGATTTGTTTGTATTCGGCAGGTCATTGCCTTTTACCGTGGCAGTTACATTTTTTGGATTTGCATAGGTCGTAATTTCAAACCAATACCAGTTTGTATCGTCGGCCTGCCATCTCAACAGTCTGCCCTCATCGGTTGCTTTGAAAATGTTGAGATCGGCTTCGATAGTGACGCTTCCTGTAACGCCGCTCGGCTTCAGATTATTCTCGTTGTTGTAGGTGACTTTTTTTACCGAGACATCGTCGATCTTGCCATTAAAATCCGACGATTTCTCAAATGCAATAGTCGCCGCGCCCGCCCCGCACGTTATCCTTTCCGTGTATGGCCCATTTTTGTTACGGGAAAGTCCCTCTGTGCCTCCAACCTTCGGTGTAATCGTTCCATCCGTTCTATCGGACAATGTGACCACGACTTCATAATCTTCGTCCTGCGTGACTGAGATAGATTGATAAATATCGCTTTCCGATCCGGGAACTCCAACGGCTTTTCCGCCGGTGATCGACCATCCGGTTCCTTTCGTCCAATAGTCATCCGTATTAAAAGGTCCATTGATAACCAGGTCGTTCCCCAGGGTTGCCTGCTCTTCGCCGGATGAGGGTTCATACGGCCCATCGATGAAATCCACTTCGGTCAAGGTCCAATTAGTATGTGCCGTTCTGGATAATTTTCTCGGCTTATGGTTCGGATGGGTGAGCCACATTACATCGGCAGATTGGGCGTATTTGATCTCAAACAACTCACTCTCTTGGTAGGGAGAGGCAATTTCATAAATATCAGTGACTACCCAATAGGTTGCATTGGGAGGCTCTTGATTGGTATGGGTCAGAATACAGCGATAAATAACGCTATCATGTTTTACATAATCATAAGGGTCGTATTCCGTTGAATCATTCCAGGCATTAACAGTCTCCAGAGTATGAACAATCTGTCCCTGATCCATGTAGAACCTGATATATTCATGGCCGAATTCCAGCATATAGGCCTGGACGATCGAGAATTCAAAGGGGATAAGGCGGGATTTTTTTAAACTGTCCTTGGTAGTCGCTATATAGCGAAAGCCGGATCTGTTTGAAGCAGGTCCATGCGGATGGACAACCATGTTCTTGAGAATCCGGCCGGCATTGAAATATTTGTTGAGATCTATCCTGCCTTCGAGCAGAGGAGAAAATTCTCCGCCCGTGAAGTTAGTCCATATCGGATGCGCCTTGGCCACACCTTACCTCCCTGCTGCCTGCCAATCGGTTTCGTGCGTATCTTCCGGTGGATTGCCCTCGATCGCATTCAGCCGGTAGGCCTGTTTGATCTGGATAAGATATTCCTTTAAAATCAGATTTTTGAGTGTCTTGCTGTCAGCCAGCCTAATAGAAAGCTCCGCGGCCAGCTTGAGGGCAAGGCAAATCAGGAAAGCCGGATTGAACTTATTAGGGTCCGTGATCCGGGCAATGTATTTCAGATAGACAACATCCTCGTTGATGAGGAGCCTGTCACCCTCGATCACGTAATTGGCCGTGCTGTTGTAGAGCTCCCTGTCACGCAGGTAATCAGTGGGGAGCTGGTATTGATAGACGTATTCAAAATCGGGAACCTCGCTAAGCTGGGCCAGGCTCTTCCTTTTCATGGCGAAATTCCAATAGTGGGAATGAAGCAAGAGATCCCTTTCCGGCTCATAGAGCAATTTGCAGGTCCGGGCCTGCTTGGAATTCTCATTTAGATCGGTAATCAGCGTGTCCCCGATTCTGGACAGGGCTATATTGCAAATTTCAACATTCGAGCTCATGATTCACCTTACTTTTTCTCGCTGGCTTTTTCTTTTTTTGACTTTTCCGCCTTTTCAGCTTCTTCAATTTCTGTAGGCTCCTCAAATTCTACATCTTCTGAAAGCTCTTCAATATCTTCGGGCTTTATTTGCTTTTCGGGCATCTCCTCAAAATGCCGGGGGACTTTAACATCATCCTCAACCATGAACGGAGGATCGCTTGGATAATGGCGGGTCCGCCACCAACAATCCCGGATACACCTAATTTGTTTCATGATATTCCTCCCTCGAGGGGAGCCCGGAGGCCCCCCTTCTATGTTATGAATCTTCGGTTAATGAGTGATCTGTCCGGTCATATCGATCCAGGCGTCGAACTTACCAAGGGTAAGAACATTTACCGTGATCTCATAGACGATCTTGAGATATTGCCGTACCGTGTGGGGCAAGGGCATCCTGAGCACTTCATGTCCTTTAACAAGTACCGCTTCGGCAATAGCAGGGGTTTCAAAGATCGAGACAAAAGTACTATCATCCGCACTGTCCTGCACCTTAAACGTCACCTTAGACGTAGTTCCCACAACCGCCTCATTCACCGTAATATTCAGCCAGAGCGGTGTCCCTATGCCCGGTTTTTGGATAGCATCGCCGAGATCAATCGTATTGGTTGAATCGTGCTCCGCCACCGTGGTTTCTGCCTGGGCATCACTGAGCACCAGTTTGTTGTCCATTATTGTCATGATAAAATCTCCTCTATTGAGGGGCTCCTTTGGGAGCCCCGGTTTTTTATGCTACTGTGGTTTCGTTATTGAGCAGCGCATCCACCCGGCGGACCGGAATGCCCTGGAACTGAGTAATTGCCCGGCCGAAGGCCTCTCCCGGCTGCCAGTTGACATTTGACTTGTCCTTGGCCAGGATCTCCAGTTGTGTAAGGATCGTCTTGTTGCAGTAGATAACCGCACCGACGCCCTTATACGGGAGGTTATTCTTGGCCGCGATAATCAAATTATCGTCGATGATATTGGTGGAGCCGGTAACCTCGATGTTGCAGACCCGCTGGACGCACCGGTCGTCATGGATGAACATCCCGGCATTGACCTCAAAGTGGGTCCGGTAGGCCTGATATTCTTGCGGTGTGGCCTGATCATCCAGAACCGTGCATTCCCCGAGATCCCTGGCCTTGACTCCCATGCTGGCCGATCCTCCGGGATAGATCAGATGCACCTTATGCTTGCCCCACTGGACTATCCAGAGCGACGTATTATCATCCCCGGTTCCTCCAGTGTCGTGAACATTCTCCAGCGACAGGGCATTATATCGAGGGGTAAATCCGTCGAACTTCTCCGGCGTGGTTGACTGATCGCCGTAAAAGATGCAATCCGCAAGATCCTGGGAAAGACCCTCGACAAAGGCCATATCCTCACCCGAGCGGAACACAATCGGATTCGGTGCCAGGTCCACCAGTTTCTTATCGACAACGGAATACGCCTCGAGCATCCCGATACCTTCCTTGATCTGCCGCGTGCTGGACGCCTTTCGCGCAATACCCTTGTTGAGTCTTCTCCAGGTACCGGACGGCAGGGTATTTCGTACCGTGCCGAGGTGCCCCATTTTTTGATTGGCTTCCAGCCAAAGGGCATCGTCAAGGATCTCATTCGTTTCCGTCATTACCTCCACGATATCGAGAAGGTTCTGATCGGCCGTTCTTTTTGCCAGCTCTATAAGGGTGAGCTGGGCTCTCGTATCTAAAGTAGTCATGATCTTTTTTCCTCCTATTTGTTACGCATGGAAGGGTAATCGAGAAGTCGTTCCGAGCTGTTCTTTCGCAAATTAGCGATTTTGGCCATGGCAGCCGCTTCCTTGGCCTTTTCCTCTTGCAGTTTCTTTGCGGCTTTTTGTGCTTTGGCCAGCCGTTTAGCATCGGCCTTGATTTCCTCGGCCTTTGCTAACGTTCCGGCATCATACTCAGCCTCCCATTCCTGCTCCGTTTTTGTTCCGACAGTCGAGCTCATCTTTCATCCTCCTATTTTTCCATGCTTGGATACTCGAGGACCTTTTCCTCAGCCGCGCTCTTGCCATCAGGTGTTGCCTTCAATCCTTTTCCACCTGGAGGAGTGCCCGGAGGGGTCGTGTCCTCAAGGATTTTTTCACCGATAATATGAAAAGCCTTGATCAAATATGGATCATGGTCCCATTGGCCTTCTGTCAAATACTTAAAAAGACCTGGAACACCTTCTTTCTCAATTTGCATTATCAGACGATCGGCTACTTGCTTATTTCTTTC